TCTATGTCCACAATGCTTCATAGTACTTACCAAACAATCTAAACCCATTACTAATACGCTCTTGTACTTTCTTGGCTTCTTCTAGTTTATCTACAGTGTAGTATTGTGATAAGACATCCTCATCACTTACTTTAGTTTCAAACGAATAGATCATTTCATTTAATACCCAATCCCATCGATCAAAGAAATGAGTATCTGTTTCACCAGTTTGTTTATAAGATTCTAGTTCAGTATCAGTAACCCTTAACTCTTCAGGGACATCCTCACAATCTACGTTAGGTGCTCCCTGTTTATCATTTACCATTTGTTTTAGCATTGGAAGTATAATATGAGCTAGGGATACATCCATGCTCCATGTATCCCAATGATCAATACGAACTTTAACTTCTTGCCCAGAGTCAGTGTACTTACCCATCTTGACTTTCATTTACCATCTCCATCTTCATTTCCATGATTGTCTGTCTGGCGAGCTTCAACTCTAACTGCAAGTTGTTCACCTCTAACTCTAAGTTGTTCCGCTTCAGCTTCAAGTTCTTCACCTCTTCGCTGTGTTGCTTCCACATTATTCGTACCGTCAGGTAAGAGGTGAGAAGTAATCCACTGAATAGGATTAACTGAATTATCTGTAGGATTACTGTTATCCCCACTCATACTTACTCCTATTGACAAGCCATGCATTCATCCTTACTTGCTTGGACTCCTGCTTTACTATACACATAGTACAGAGCAAGAATGTTAGGATCTAAGAAAGCTTCCTTGTGTACCTCATTGATATAGGATTCGTCTTCCTCTGCGCTAAAGAACAGGTTAAGACTTTGCCACTGATCAATGTACTTCGCTCTTGCAGAAGCCATTTGAACCACTGACTTCTGTGGGATTTCAAAGGCTGTACGGAATACTTCTTTCTCATGATCATCTAACCACTCTTCCTCTTGAACACTACCCATGTTATCACGGATACGTTCTACTGTTCTTTTGTTGTAGACCCCACGTTCTTGCATGAGTCGATATAGTGTTGGATTAATTCTATCGACTTCTCCTGCAGCTGTACGTTGAGTGTATACCATTGCTGTGTCAGGGTTAATCCCTTCAGAGATTCCTCCCATGATGAGGGCTGTAGATTTGGTTGGAGCCACGGCAATCCTGTGGGTGTTAGCCATTCCATACCCTTGCATCCACTGAGGCTCTCCCCAAGTTTCCGATAACCATTTGCTAGCTCGTTTAGATCCATCATCTAACTCCTTAAATACTTTGTTGTTAAACATCATTGATTCAAATGAACCATATACGATGTTGCGTTGTTGTAGTGCAGTGTGGAATCCGCAAACTCCTAAACCCAATGCTCTACTCTTCTTTGTAAATGACCATGCTTTCTCAAGTCCCGGAAGATTCTTACTCCTCTCTAAGAACTCTTGGCATACACAGTCTAGGAATACAGTCGCATTAAAGATAGCATCTGTTTCTTCCCATTCATCATATGTTGCTAGGTTCATTGAGGATAACACACATGTATATGTATACTCTTCTGAACTGTGTAACATAATCTCAGCACATAATTGTGGTGCTTTAATATCTAACCCTTGCTTAACATACCACTCAGGTCGTTTAGCATTTGCTTTATCTGGGAAGAAGAAGTATCCCTTACCAGTTAGCATCTTAGTGTGCATTGCTTTCTTGTATCGATCAATACACTCTCGATCACCATTACCCATCTTATCTATAAAGTCTTGTGAGATACACCATCCAATGTTATTCCCATCAGGGTTGTGTTGTAAGTCCTCACACACTTCATAGAAGTCTCCATGTTCAATAGGTATGTAACCTGCCCAAGAACCTCTACGTGATGTTCCTTGAGCGACATACTCCATATCATGTTGGAAACCTTTTAAGATTGGAAGAGTCCCTGAAGCTTTCCCTCCGACACTAATCGCAGTACCTCGTGGTCTAAGATCTCCAAGGTATGATGCAGTACCGAATCCTTGTTTTGTAAGAGCAGCCACTTCTCTTTTGGCGGAATAGATTGAGTCAACACTGTCTCCAATGTATGATCCAGCGCAAGACACGGGAAGTCCTCTAGTCGTTCCAACATTTGCAAGAACAGGTGTTGATGGGGACAACCATCCTTTCCACAACAATTCAAAGAACTTCTCCTTCCATTCATGAGGGTTATCTGTATGTACTGAGAGTGTATCTGCTATACGTCTGTATTGTTGCTTAGGAGTTGTACCTTCAGGATATGAATACTTTTCCTTGAAGAGTTGATATCCTCCAGTCGTGTACCATTCTGGGCATTCACCATCTGCTTGTAGCTTCTTTCTTTCTTCTGATAGTTTATTATAAATACTCAACTGTCTTCACTCCCATGAGCACAAGTTTGATTGACCTTCACATAGCAGCCACACCGTTCGTAATACCAAGATGCATACTTACCTATGTACACCCTAGAGTTCTTCTCACTGTGAGGCTTAGGATCAATCTGAGAGGGTATTTCTACCCAATCAATTACATAATTGTTAAATTTAGTATCTGTTGGTTGATAAATAGTCTCTTTCATAAAGATCCTACCATCATCCATAAATACTTTTTGTTTCTTTACAGGAAATCCTGAAGGATCAAAAGGTAAATCCTTCTCCGGTCCACGATCTTTCATACTGATTACCTACTGATACAAAGAAATCATTCATACTATACCCATTGACACTCTTGTAGAAGTACTCACCAATAGGGTTGTATGTTACCTCATAGAGGTTTTTGTACCCAAGGTTTCGTAAGCAGATGTTGATTCGTGATTTAACAAAGAGGTCCAATTGTGTTTCTGTAATCCCTTCAATGTCTCCTTCCGAGAATATCTTTTGAATGATTGCTTTCTCATGCTCATAGACTACCTCTGCTATCTCTTTAACTTTCTCTTCATACTCATCAATATTAATCCCTGCTTCCTTGATATACTGTTGGAACAACCAACCAGTAGCTTCAGAGTGTAGGGCTTCATCCCTAGCAGAGAAGTTAATGCCAGACACTACATTCAATAACTTATTCTTACCATTAGTTTGGAAGTGTTTCAGAAAGGCAAAGCTTGAATATAATACTGCACCTTCAATGAAAGAGAACGCAGCCAACGAGTAAGCGAGATCTTCATTAGATAGTATCTTGTCAAGATATTCAATTCGATTAGATAACACTGGGTCTTCAAGGTACGAATTATAGAACTCATCTGTTGCAAGGTTTAATTCCTCATTTAGTTTAGCATAAAATGGTGCATGTACTGACAACTCCATAGCTCCAAACAAAGATGCCATTGATTGGATCTCAGGGCGAGGGAAAGCTTCCATGACTTTAGTCAACCAAAACTCTTCACCGATAATCAATTCATACTTTGTAAATAGTTTTAGTGTTGTAATTACACCATGCCGTTCTGCAGGTGTCATGTTGACTAAGATATCTTGTTTATCTTTCCCTACCTTAACTTCTTCTGGGGGCCAAAAGATAGCTGCTTGTTTGTTGCGATACTCTACTGCTTGTGGGTAGTCTACTGTGTAGGTATCTTTAGGCGTTGTCATTTGAATCATTTATATTTATTCCTATAATACTGACATCTAAATATTCATCTCCCCTAGAAACAACTTGCTTCATCAAGGAGATACCATATACGTTCTTATCATTAAACGGTTCATACATAGATTGATATGTATCTAGCAGTGGTTTAATAATGTTATCTAAGTCTGCTGCTTTATTAGACAGACCAACATGTACATTGAAGTATACATGCTCATCTTTCTCAAAAGGCCATTCAAACTTATCACCATCTGACATGATGATTAAGTCTCTAATTTCCTGTTGATAGTTCTTGTAGTCCGCTGTCTTCTGTTTCATCCGATAGAACATCCTGTTGGCTGATATCGGTTTCAGGTTTAAGCGATGGTTCATGTACATATAATTCATCCCATGATTGTAGCATGTATACACAGTCATACATTTGTTGACAGTACTCTTCACTGTACCCTAGGCTTTTGTACAGCCTCTTGACGCAATCTTCTAGATTTTCAGGTAGTACCCCAGCGATAGCCTTCTTAGCTTTGGCTGGACCGTATCCTTTAATCCCAGGAATACCATCAGCACTATCCCCAGTAATCCACTGTTCTATAAGCTTCATGTATCCATCTCTCTCAGAGACACTGTACATTTGTTTCTTATTGAAGTTGAAGTGTTGACCGGGGATCTGATCTAAGTCCTTGTCAATATGCGCTACGATGTATGGTACTTCATTACTCAATGCTTCCCATGCCCAGATAGACACTAGATCATCAGCTTCCATACCATCTGCAGTCACTGCAGGGTAGTTATCAAGTACCCATTCATGTGCGTAGGATAATCGTTTACGTAGATCTGGATCTAAGTCTGGACGATTAGATTTGTAATCAGAGAATACATTGTATC